TGATCGTTCAGCAGGAGCCGGGGACATCCATCCATATAGATAAGAGCCACAACGTGATCACGCTCTCCCCGGCGAACTGGGAAGTACGGGTAGGAGGCGACGCTTCCATCACGGCGGCGGGTACGCTGACGCTTGATGCGCCGCAGATCGTCAAAAAGGGCAATGAAACCTGCACGGGAAGCGACGGCGGCACGGGGCAGACTACGGAAAACGCCCATCGTACCACGAACGGCAGTATTACCATCAACGGCCCGCTGACGGTCAACGGCGGTCTTACCGTCAATGGGGACTCCTCCGTCTCCGGTAATAGCCACGCCGGGAGCCGGAGCGGGGGCGGCATCTGATCCCATTCTCATCTTGAGTGAAAAAAACGGCGTCTCCGGGCGTCGTTTTTTTGTTTGCACAGCGTGCGAGGATTCCGGAAAGCCTCCGGCGCGCGGGGTAGTGTACGCCCATGAGCACTTCACCAGACCTTTGGGGGCAGGATATCGCCCTTGACGCTGCCGGACAGGCAAAGATCGCCGCGTCCGGAGAGCTGATCCTGACGGATGGCGTGGAAACCGGGCTGCAGGACATCAGGCTGCGCCTTTTCACCCGGCTCGGCACGCTTTTTTATGATGATGAGTTCGGCTCGCTTGTCCACGACTGGATACTTGAGGAAAGCACGGAGGCGACCCGCGCCGCGTTCTGCTCCGAAGTCGTGATGCGGGTCGAAGCCGATCCCCGGGTGGCGCTCGGCTCCGTGTCCTGCTCCGTGCTGCTCTGGGACGAGCGGCGGCTGACGGCCTGGGTGCGCTGGACGTTCATCGGTGAGGACCATCCTCTCAATCTGGTGCTGCAGATCGATAAATCAACACAGACGGCGGTAATCCAAGATGTCCACATTTCGGAAGCTCTCCTTGCCTCGCGTATCCAAGACGCTTGATGAAGTCCGCTCCGGGCTCTTCGCCCGGGTTGAAGAAGTGCAGGACGAGTATCAGGCAAAGGGCTGGCTTCCCGCCCGGATGAACCTGAACAAGGGCGTGATCCGTGGCCTGCTTGAGCTGGTCGCATGGATGTTTTTCCAGCTCTACCAGTTGCTTGAGGCGTTGCTGACGCAGGCCGTCCCGTTGCTCTCCGGCGGCGACTGGCTTGATCTGCACTGCGATCAGGTGGGCATCCAGCGTAAGGCCGCGACGAAGGCCAAGGGATGTGTGCGCTTCTATCGCTCGGAGCAGACGCCGGAGAGTCAGAATATTCCGATTCCGTCGGGCCGTATCGTCCGCACGCTTCCGGACGGCAAAGGCGAGGTCTACCGCTACGTGACGCTTGCCGACGCTGTGGTGCAGGCCGGGGAGGTATACGCCGACGTGCTCGTGGAGTCCGAAGCGTACGGTGCCGAAACGAACGCCGGGGCCGGACAGATCTGCGAGCTGGTGACGCCCGTGTCCGGCATCGATCGGGTCGGCAATACGGCTGACTGGCTGACGGATGAAGCGGCTTCGGACGAGTCGGACGAGCAGCTGCGCATCAGGTACATGTACGCGTGGCTCAGTCGCGCCGGTGTGACGTCCGCCGCCTATCAGTCCGCCGCGCTGTCGGTAAAAGGCTGCATCGAAGCCGCCGTGGCCGACCAGCATCCACGCGGCGAGGGCACTATCGACGTCATCGTGCGCGGCTCGGCGGGCATTCCAACGGAAAATCTGCTGAGTGCCGTGGAAGAAGCCGTCAACACCGAGATCGTGATCAATCACGATCTGTTGGTGAAAGGTCCGACGCCCGTGGAAGTCGCGGTGCAGCTTGAGCTTGAGCTGTACTCCGGCGACGAGGCTGCCCTGAAGCTCTCGGCGGAGGGCTTTGTCAGAGCGATGTTCTCCAGGGACGCTTCCCAGACCGGCGGGCACGTGCCTTTCGGCATCGGACATGACGTCATCCGCGACCGGCTGGCGGCGGGCATCATCACGCTGACCGGCGTGAAGCGCATCGTCTGGGGCGGTTCGCTGGCCTCCGGAGACGTGACCGTGGCAGCGGACGGTCTGGCCGTGCTCAAGTCGGTGGCCGTGACGGCGAAGTGGGTGAGCGAGCGATGAGCTTTTATACCGATAAATCACCCTTCTGGCGCTATTGTCGGGACAGGCTGGCCCTGCCGTTCATCACGCAGGTCGGTGCTCTCGCGGCACTGACGCACGGCATCTGCCGCTACGCGGACGATACGGCGAAGGATATGCGCTGGTTGCAGGCGCAGTTCCTTCCGCCGAAAGCCGACGAGGCCCTGATCCCGCTGTATGGGGACTCGCGGGGCGTTGAGCGGACGCGCTTCGACTCCGACCGGCAGTTCCGGCTGCGCGTCGAGCGGGCCTTCGCGTGGCACCGGCTCGGCCCGAAGACTTTCGGCATGCCGCAGATTTTACGGGAATACGGCTTTGGGTCATGCAGGATCGTCAACTGCCGTGACCAGAATCCGGATTTATACGCACATTTCGAGATTCGCCTGCTCAAGCCTCCGGCGGACTTTGCTGCTGATGACGTGGAGTGCGTCTTCGCGCTGGCTGACCAGTACAAGCCGGGCCGCTCGAAGCTGAGATGGGTGCAGTTCGGCGTTGAGCAGCAAGCTCCCATGAGCTTTGGCGCAAGCGCACAGTCAACGGTTATCGTTGATCATTTCGTGAAGGCAAAGGAATCGCTTCCACCACAGCCAGCACCGCTGGCGTTTGGAGCGGCCCTCCAGCAGATCGTCACCATAGAACATAGGATAGCGTAGTTATGGCGGAAACATCATTGCAAGGGATCTGGACGCAAAAAGGTCTGGATAAGGAAACGGCATTCCGGGCGGGTGGTACCCGCAAGGCTCTCACGCACGTCGCCGTCGGCGACGGCAACGGCACTATCCCTCTGGTCAGTGCATCACAGACCGGGCTTGTCCACGAAGTCTGGCGCGGGCTTGCCAATGCCGTCATGGCGAACCCGGATGACCCCACCGATTTGCTCGTTGATGTTGTTATTCCAAACAATGTCGGCGGATTCTGGATTCGGGAATGGGGGATTTTCGACGAAGACGGCGAGCTCGTCGCCGTCGGCCCGCATGACGAGATGCACAAGCCGCTGATCTCCACGGGACAGGCCGCCGAGTTTTTGGAAAGGTTTCATCTTCCTTCGGCCAATGCCTCTTTCGTCGAGATCAAGATCGCCAGTCAGGCTCTGGCCTCCCAACAGTACGTTGAAAGCGAAATTGCTGCGCACGATGCCGATCTGAATGCGCACGGGATGTTGGCCCGCAAAAGCGTCGAGATCATTGCCGGTACGGGCCTCTCCGGGGGCGGCCCGCTGTCCAGTGACGTTACACTCTCCGCGAAGCTCGACGGGAAGACCACGCAGGCCGCTGCGGACGGCGCGATCACCGTGAAAGATGTGGCGATTGGTGGGGATCTCGGGGATCTGGCGAGCGCGCGGGGGCAGGTTGGGCCAGCACGAGAACTTGGGAGTAATGTAGACTACAATACAGTTACCGAAGCAGGATTTTACTTAATAAACGCAACAGGCGGCGTGAATGGCCCAATCGTTGGAAGTGCTGCCTTCCTGCAAGTTTTTTACAGTAAAAAAGAAGCATTCACAAAGAATTTGTATCAGATAGTATATGCCTATTCATCAGCAAGAGAACGTATGTTCCTCAGGCAGTATCGCATAGCGAGTAATGATTGGTCTTCCTGGTCAGAAATTGTGTCGTCTTCATGCATCGGCGACGGACTTACCGTCAACAACGGCATCATCTCCGTCCCCGAATACGAGGGGGCTACGGCATCGGCAGCCGGGACAAGCGGCCTTGTTCCGCCCGCAGCCGCCGGACAACAGGAAAGCTTTTTGACCGGAGGCGGGGAGTACAAGCCAGCGCTTTCGACTAGCGGTGGCGTCATGACGGGCAGCATCCAGATCAATGATCTTGAAAATGCGATCGAGGCTGCACCCTCTGCCAACACCGAACGCGGCCTGTTTCTTGGCGACAAAAACAGCGTGATCATGGGCGGGTTCGATATCATACAACACGCTTCCGACAACGCGAAGCGGACGCAGATGTTTGCAAAGAATGCTTCCGGTGCGATCGCCTCAATCGCGGCCGTAACGCATGAGGACGGTACGAGAGAGATTTCGACTGATTGCCCGATGCGGCTCAGTGATGTGCAGATAGAGCGCCTTTTTGCTGACAGCGTGCGCCTGATCAAGTTCTCAGGGGCACACGGAAATGAGGGGCTGGCGATGCGCTACTCCCCGGACAGCGGTGAGCTCTATCTTGACGGTAGGGCGGTGCACGGAAAAGCTGATAGCGCCGGATACGCAGATACCGCCGGGAGTGCGAATGCGCTTGGCGGCAAGGCTGAAAGTGCGCTCTCCGTCGCTTTTGCAAGCGAGGCTCAGAATGCGTTTGGGCTCAAAGGCATGGACATGATCATTGTGAAGACAACGCATACGCTGCCTAATTACGGTACATGGAAATATATGTATCTTGTAGCAACAGATGAAAAATGGATCGATATGGTCATCGGGGAAAATGCGGGAGGTACAACTTTGACACCTAATTACCCGGGATACCCAGATGCTTTTATGGACGGAATGGCTTTCAGAAGCGCATGAGGAGTAGAAAAATGGGAAAAAATTACGGAAACATAATCTACAGAAAAGAAACGGGTGCATACGTGATCGGCAAGTTCTGCGTGCCGCATCCCGAAGACACCAGTGTACCAGACGAAATCCATAAAGATTTTTTAGGGTTGTGGGAAGACGTAAATGCTTATGCCGAAGCGCATCCGGAAATGGTGACGGAAGAGCAAACATACGTCCCGCCCGTACCGACGCTGGAGGAACTGAAAATAGCGAAGAAAGCACGGATCGACGCGGAAACGTCCGCCGCCATTGCTTCCGGGTTCGACTATGCCGTGGACGGGGTGACCTATCATTTCAGCTATGATGCCTTTGACCAGCAAAATTTTGCGGATACGGCGAACGTTTGCATCATGAAACAGGCGGGGATGCCGGGCCTGCCCGACTCCGTAATGTGGAACGCCTACACGGTGCCGGGCAATGAGCTGGTGCGGCTGACGTTCGACGCATCGGGCTTCCTCGCGCTCTATGCTGGCGGGGCTATGCGGCACAAGAACGGGACGATGCAGCGCGGCGGGGAACGTAAGGCGGCTGTGGAGGCCGCGACCACGCCGGAAGAGATTGAAGCCGCATGACCTACGGAAAACGAACGTTGATCGCCGTCGACCAGCTCATCAATACGCTATTCATGGACTGGCCCGACGAGACCCTGTCCTCGCGCTGTTACCGCTGGGCGCGGGACGGGGTGAGAGCGTGGCCCCGCAAGCTCGTGGACGGGCTGTTCTTCTGGCAGAGGGAACACTGCAAGAGCAGTTACGATAGCGAGAGGGAGGGGAGACAGTCGCCGCCGGAATTGCGGAGAGTATAATGGTCTCTCGATTCGTTGTGCAATCGCTGCAATTTGATGTTGACTCGTATGGACACAGAGCTAGTGTCCGGTCACGAGGAGGCGGTTATGAGTCTAATCACCCAGTATAATGCAGTAAACAACGGATGGTGTCCGTACAATATCGGACGGCGATGTCTTGGAGACAAGTGCTTGGGATGGCTCTGGGCCGCTCCCGAAGAGGCCACCGAAAATTCTTCTGTCTGCAAGGATGCCGCAGGTGCCGCATGCAGTGAAGACTGCAGCCAGTGCGCGTACCGTCTGGGGCGCTGCGCCCTGATCTCTGCCGAGCAGCAAGACGATCAGCAAGATATGCCCGTCTACCGAGGGAGCTTTATCATGTCTGCGGAATGACGGGGGTACATATGAGAGCCACATGAAGGCCGGGAGTAATCCCGGCTTTTTTTGTGTAAAAACATCTGGTTATCGCAAGAAATGACTTGCATCTCTTTGCAGCAAGAGCGAACACACAACCACGGAAAGGAACAAAAGGCAAACAACAACGACAAGTTAAGGAGATAAAGATGAACATTTTTTTAATCGAAACGGAAACAAACCATTTCGCCAACCAAATTTTCTCAGCTTGGGTGAAAAAGACGCTCCCAGACTGGAACCTCATAAAGATCGAGTCGGATAGTGATAACGTCATAGAACTGGTGCAGGTGGCGCTGACCCAAAATATATCCAAGGTGATCCATCTTGGAAATCCCACGATTGGAGCCATCATACAGATGAGCATGGCTTTTTCGATGGGGATGCCGGTATACGCCCTCGGCTTGCCGGTTGACAAACAGGATGCCGCTTTCCGGGGGATACTTGAGGACTGGAGCTACGAAACCGAAGACTTTGAGCGGAGCCTGAAGAGCATTTTAGGCAAGGCGGCGTAAGCAAAAGGGGTGGGCGGGGTACTTCCCCGCCCTTAAAAATCCTTTGAAATCAGCAAGAAATGACTTGCATCTCTTTGCAACAAGAGCGAACACACAACCACGGAAACGAACAAAAACAAATAAAAACAAGGTGTTGAAATGTTTAATGTAGCAAAGGCTCTCGAAAATTTCTGCAATGCATATGAAGGCGAAGTTACTTTTTACCCTGATTATTCAGGGAGATGCATGTACGGGAGAACATGCCCCGGCATAACCGTGAATGACGACCTCCAGCCGTTTGAGCTTGCCCTCGCACTTGCTGACTTTGTCAGCGAAACTGAAGAGGTTACCCCCTACGAGCTTGGCGATATGCTTGGGACAAGCCGCGTCGATTCGATGGGGCTTGGGTACATCGTCTACTTCCCTAACGCGGCATAACGGAACCGGCCCCCTCCAGAACATCGGAGGGGGCCGCATCAGAACTAAAAAATTCTTTAAAATCAGTAAGAAAAGACTTGCATCCATCCGCAACAAGAGCGAACACACAACCACGCCACGGAGCGGAAACGAAATACAAACCAAGGGGTTAGTGATATGGATCGCAAGTTTGGAGTCGAGCTGGAGCTGGTCGGAATCACCCGGGAACAGGCGGTAAGGGCCCTTACCGGAGTGGGCATTACGGTACGCGAAGAAGGATATAATCACGAGACTCGTAGGCACTGGAAGATCGTCAGCGACTCCAGCGTGATGGGAGGATTCGAGGTTGTCAGCCCCGTTCTGCAGGATGAGGCCGGGCTTGATGAAGTTCGCAAGGCCGCAACCGCATTGGATGACATGGGAGCTACGGCGAACCGGAGTTGCGGATACCATGTCCACCTTGACGCCGGAGACTTGACTGCGAACGACATCCGGGCCATCGTCACCCGCTATGCAGACCACGAAAGCGAGATAGACGCCTTTATGCCGCCGAGCCGCCGAGGAAACAGCAATGTGTACTGCAGCAGCGTGATGCAACTGGCGCGAAGCGAACGCTTCCGGAGCGCCGGGACGATACGCGACCTCGTCAACGCGCAGGGCGGGCGCTACTTCAAGGTCAACCTGCAGAGCTACTATGTCCACAAAACGATTGAATTCCGCCAGCATAGCGGGACAATAAACGCAGCGAAGGTTACAAACTGGGTGCTTTTCCTGCAACAGTTTGTCGAAACCTGCCGAAGGCCAGCCAGCGCGGAGATTGCGGTGCGCGGCGGGGTACAGGGACGGCTTGCCGCGATACTCGCCGAAGGCCCGGTGACGCTGGAGGCCCTGCAGGAGCACTTTGGATGGCTTCCGCATACGGCTCGCGCCACGGTAGCCCGCCTCCGCCGCACGGGGCTTCAGGTTGCAGCGATAAAACTGGACGGCAAGCCCGGATACAAGCTCATCGGCAACGAGCCGACGACGCTCACCATCGGACTTTTTGACGGAATAGACGCCAACATAGCGGAATTTTACAGAAACCGTACCGCCGTATTTGCGGCGAGGGAGGGAAGATGAAATACAGGATGCTGAACGGGAAGATCGTGGGGGCGGACAGCCCCCGCCAACTGGCGGAAATCATGAACGAGATGGTGATGACGCCAGCGGAAACACTGGAGGACTGGATGAAGGATTCCGCAAAACGGGCGCAAATCTACAGCGGCAGCATAATACGCTGTACAACGGTAGAGGAGCACATCGAAGATCTCATCGCCGCCGGATTCATCACGCCGGTCGAATGAGCCTGCAATATCCCAAAATCTTTAATGGATTATACGGGATAACTGAGAAAAACACAAGCATATTGCACGGCTGAAAATAGTTTGCATAGCTTGCGAGGATTCCGGAAAACGCCTCTGGTTTGCGTCATGGTACGCGCCAGAGGCTTTCTTTTTTGGGAAAGTTTCAGACGGCAGAGGAGGGGGCAGTTGTGATGCCCCCTCCGGAGAGGCGTCCGGCTGAGTGGACGTAGCTCCCCACGGCACCACGGACATAAGTGAGATGCCCGCAGTGATTCCGCCTGCGTGATTGCCCACGGATAGGGCGCAGTTACGCTATCAGAGGCCGGAGTCCGGTGCAAGCTGCAAAGGACTGGCAAATGACTGAGCTGAAGGAGATCCGGTGTCACAAGTGTGGAAAACTGCTGGCAAAGGGCGAGGCTCTGGTTCTCGAACTCAAATGTCCACGCTGCAAGGCGTACAACTTCCTGCGAGCCGTGAGCGCCAGACCAGAGCCGCGAGAAGGTCAAACCGAGATGATGAGTGACGCAAGATAACGAAGGTTTCAAGCCCCTCCGCTCGCCTCTGGCTGGCTGGATGGGCGGCAAGTTCCAGCTCTCCAAGCGTATTGTCGCCGCCATTCCCGAGCATACCTGCTATGTCGAGCCTTTCGCGGGCGCGGCATGGGTACTGTTCCGGAAGCCGGAGTCCGAGGTCGAGGTTATCAACGACATCAACAGGGAGCTGGTGACTTTTTACCGATGCATCCAGCATCATCTGGAAGAATTCGTCCGCTATTTCAAGTGGGTGTTAGTGAGCAGGGACGAGTTTGAGCGCCTGAAACGGGTCGAACCCGACACGCTGACGGACATCCAGCGGGCGGCGAGGTTCTACTACCTGCAGCAGCAATGCTTTGGCGGGCGCATTACCAACCCATCCTTTGGATACGCCGCCGTGCGCGGCCCGAAGCTCAACCTGCTCCGCATTGAAGAGACACTCTCCGCCGCACATCTGCGCTTGGCACGGGCGTATGTGGAATGCTTGCCGTACCACGAGGTCATCCGGCGTTATGACAAGCCCACCACCTTCTTTTACATCGATCCTCCGTACTGGGACTGTGAGGATTACTACGGCAAGGGATTCTTCAGCCGGGAGGACTTCGGCAAGCTGGCGGATCTGCTGGAGGGCGTGCGGGGGAAGTTCATCCTTTCTCTGAACGACACGCCCGGAGTCCGG